CATTTGTTCCATCAATATTTGCTATATTAATAGAATTAATTTTATAAACTTTATTTGAAGCTGCTGTTATTAAAGTTGTTGTTGTTGTAGTACCTAAAGCAAATTGATCTACTTCGCCTAGAATACTTGTTACGTTTACTATATTTGGTGCTGCCATAATTTAATCCTTTTATCCAAATACGATCGCCATTGCAATCGCTTTTCCTGTTGTTATACCGAAAGTTGATGTTGATGTAAACCCTAAAGTTCCTGAGCCATCTGTTGTTACTAAAGCTTGAGAAGCAGAGCCTACAGCTGCTGGAAGCGTCATTGTGTAAGAAGTCGCTGTACCAGCCGATTTTAGACCCACATACTCTCCACCCGTAGTATCTTGAAGTCTTAGTTCTTTTTGAGAACCTATGTTTAAACCTGTTGATGAATTCCAAACAAAATTTGCATCTCCACCAAAAGCACCACTATTATTAAATTGAACTTGTGTATTTGATCCTGCTGGAGTTGCTACAGTATCTATTTCAATTTCATAAACACCTGTGTTAGTTGCAACACCATCTAAATAAATAGCTTTCCAACCTTTATTATCTGTTGCAAAAGTTACTGTGGCACCTGAACCAGATGCTGCTTTTAATTGAACTGTTTGTGCACCCGATGTACTATTTTTAATAAAATAAAAATTTTCTGTGTTAACTGGAAAAGTAACAACTCTGCTTCCAGATATTGATCCTGTAAGTTCTATAACTCTATTTTGTGCTACACCTGTTAATGCACCATTATCAATCGCTAAAGCTGTTGGTGTTCCTGAATCAGTTACAGCTTGAGAAACATATCCACCTGTAAGCTGTTCTATAAGATTTAAATTTGCGTTAGTTTTTGTTCCCCATGTACCGGCATTTTCACCGGTCGCCATTAGTTCGATCCCAAGATCCGAATATGTTGAAGCCATAATTTTTTTCTCCTAAACTACGTGAGTTATGTCTGTATACGATGTATTTCCTACTACGTCAACATCAGAATAACTTGCGCCATTTGTTTTATTGACAGCAGTATAACTTGTATTTCCAATAATATCAATATCTTGATATCCTAGGGCTATTAGTTCACCGACCGTAGAAGTTGCTACCTGTCCTAGACCCACTAGACTAGCATTAGATACTTGAACTGTAGTCAAAGTTCCTAAAGATGTCGAAGCTGATTGACCTGCTAATAATACTGGAGTTATATTATCTATGGTTAAAGAACCTATAGCGGTTGTCGCAGAAACACCCGTTATATCTATAACAGGATTAGATGAAATTGTAATATTACCAACATTTGTTTGAGCAGCAGACGGAGCAGTTATACCCATTACATCTGCCGGAGATATACTTCCTACTGCACTTGTAGCTGATAAACCAGATAGACCAATTGAATGATCATCTACAGATAATAAACCTACACTTGATACTAAACCTAATCCAGATAATGTGAGTGTGTGATCAGAAAATGCAGTTAAACTTCCTACTGCACTTGTAGCCGATTGACCAGATAAACCTACAACATCTGCTGCTGTAAGTGTTCCAACACTGGTAGTTGCAGAAAGACCTGTTAAATTAAATACTGCTGACTCAACAGTACCCCAACCATTTTCACCCCAGTTAAGTGTACCCCAACCAGGTTTAACTTGTATGTTTTCTGATGGAAGATTTACTGAAGCTGTTGCTGATAATCCTGTAAGTGTAACAATTGGTGTATCACCCCAAGATTGATAGCCCCAAGTTTCTCTACCCCAACCTTGTTCAATTAAAGTAGAATCATTCCAACCAGCTTGTCCCCAACTATAACGACCATATCCCGAAGTAGCGCCTGTGTATGACAGGTCTCCTAAAGATGAAGTAGAAGAAAGACCCGTTACTGTGAGTGTAACGTCAGCCATTTTTTACTCCTATGCTATTTGAACGATTGCGTTTCCTGCTGTTTGAGCTGGGAATTGAACTGTGAATGTTCCACTTGTTACAGTTTTGTCTGCACCAAAATTAACTGCGCAGACTGCTCTGTTAGTTGTGAATCCTGTAACTGCTGTAGAATTATAAATTAAACATCCTCTTGCTGTAAAAGAAGCTGATGTCCAACTAATGTCATTAAATTTAACGCACGCTGTGTCGCCAGATAAAACTGGATCTGCAGAAGCTGTTAAATTTTTTCCACCTGTTGTGTATCCAGATGAAGTTGAAGTTACTTCATAAGTATTTGTTGGGTCTGCTGTACCATCTGCTGGTGCAGTGTAAGCAGTTGTTGATTTACTTAAAGACGCTGAGTCACTTGAATATAAAGCTATTTTAAATGTGTTACCTGTAGGAGCTCCACTTGAATCATTAAAGTTATGACCACCTTGTAGAATTTCTACTTTAAATGAGTTTGCTATTGCCGATGTTATTGTCATAATTTTTTCTCCTCAGTTTACGGAGACGGTGATTTGACTTGTATTCTGACAGTTCCGTCAGTGTAATCGTCTCGTCTTCGTCTTCCAAGTTGCATACCTGCAAACTGTTGTATTGCATTTTTATATCTATTTTCATAATAAGTCAACATATCCATTGGACCTTTTAAATATCCAAAAGCTTCTACTAAACATGCATATAAGAGCCCTTGGGGAAAGTATTTACTAAGATATGTAGTTGCTGTGCTACCAGATAATCCATCAGGCATTTTGTTATAATAAACTCTAAATTTATATGCTGCATCAGGTGTAGGAGCTATATACATACCTCCTGAAGTAGTGTCTGAAGTGTCTGTAGCACCCCCAAACATTGCATAATACTTAGGAAAACCTGTTACATCTTGTGCTGTAAGATCTCCTTCTGTTCCCGTTAATCTGTCTATATATTCTGATAAATACGTTTGATCTTTTTTTTCTAACCAAGTTCCGTTACCTTCTGTGTTAGCTGTAGAATTAAATACTTCTACGCCTCTAATAAATAAAGTTCCAGCAGGATTATTAATTGTGTTATTGTCTGTAGATAAAGTACCTTCTTGAACAAACCTTTGAGAGTCCATAGGAAGTTCTTGATAAATTCTAAACTCAGCATCTTCTATAAATCTATTTATAACAGCCGTTGTAAGCACGTCAGAACCAACTTCTGTGTAGTTTCTAATATCTGTTGTTAAATTTGAATATGTTGTTCCTGCCATAATTAAGCCCTATCATTTATCGGTCCAATTGTACACTGAAAACCGCCTCCTGTTTCTGTGCTACTAGCATTACTAACTAGCTCAAATGTAAAACCAGTTTGTGTAGTTGTAGTCGCTGGATTACCTGTGCTATCATTATATCCTGCTGGTGAAGATGTTTCATTAAGAGTCGCTATTTTGTATGCACCAAATACTTTTGCTCCTGTCGCATGACTGCCTGCCGTTGTATTAACAGGACTAACTCCTCTGTAGGGAGCGCTTGTTCCTCTAGTGCACCCTGTTAAATCATTTGAAGATCTTCCAGTATATTCAATAACTTCATTTTCAAATAAACCTGAAACTGCATTTACTTTTTCAATAACTATAAAACCTGATGTTGGAAACGCTGATCCATCAGCTAAAGTAATTGTAGTAACTGAATCTGTAATTGCACCATTTAAAGTTGTAGATAATTGTAAAGTAGTTATTGCAACACCACCCACTGGAGATTTAACATCTCTTAATCTAACAAAATCATTTACCTGCATAGCACCATTCTCAAAAGCTATAGAAACAGTTGCGTCAGCAGCTGTAGTTGTAATTGGATTATTTATTAAAAAATCTTCTGTTGGAAATTCTGTTCTTGCAGTTCTTGCTCTTTGCAAAGCTTGTGGGTCTGCACTTGTAGGTTTTGGATCTAATTGTGGTTGTTTAGGCTCGTACTCTGAAACATGGACCAGGGCACCATTCCATTCTCTAACCATTTCATTGTATGGAAAAGCCATGCCCGATCTATCTGAAATAGCTAAAGCATATTTACCTTGAGAAAAAGTAGTCATTAACCAATACCTGGGTAATATATTTTAGGTGATATGTAAGTAGAATTAGAAGAACCATCTTCATCTTCTGCTCTTAACAATTCATCTTCATATAATAATTTTAATTCTTGTACTCTTTGAGGTGCGTATTTTATAGCCAAGTAATATGCTAGTCCTGCAATCATACATGGTATAAATCTGTAGGGTACATCAGTTGCATTTGTGTATGCACCTACATCATCAATTCTTTTTGTATAATAAAAATTAATATAATTACCATCTTGAGCTGCACCTGGAGTTAAGTATAAAGTCATAGTAACTTTATCTATAAATCTTTGAACCCAATATTGTGAAGGTAAGCCTTTATCCGTTTTATTTGAAAACCCTTGATACTGAGATCTACTAATTTTTGTCATAGGAG